TGAGCACGAAACTATTATGACTGAACACGAGGAAAAAATGAAAGAGTACATGAGTGCTCCTTCTGAAAAACCTCTTGCTGAGTCTAAATACGCTAAGTCAAAAAGTAATTTTCAACAACCTAAAGCAGTGTACAATCAAAAGAGGTACGAGAAAGCTTTATTTAACATAACCAATAATAAAAATCAATAAACATGGCAATTTCAGCAGCGGCTTTAGCCGATTTTAACGATCAGCTGGCAGGAAAGTTGGTAATAGATGCGATTTACACGGGAAATACCGCGGAATACGTAACTGTGCAGCAGGGGATCAAATATTCTCAGCCAATTAATTTAGTGAGTGTAACTCCTTATTTTCAGGGAGGAGACGCAGTATCTACACCTTCAGGTTCAGCAGATTTTACTCAAAGAAACATAACTGTTACTAAACGTACAGCCTATGATAACTGGAACTTACAGCTCTTAACAGAGAAGTATACAGGAAAAGCTTTCTTACCAGAGGGCTCATACGAGGACACGATGACTATCTTAACAGAGATGTCTGACGACCTTGTAAAAAAAGCACAACAAAATAACGATGACTTTATTTGGAACGCAGTAAGTGGAGCAGCATTTGCTAACTCTACAGTAACTCCAGAAGCTGATGGATTCAAGACTTTAATCTCAGGATCTACATCAGGAGTAAACGTAGCAACAGGAATTGGTGCAAACGTAATTACTGGATCAACTGCATATGACCAAATCACAACAATGTTAGAATCAGTAGACGTTAACGTACTTGACGCTCCAGATTTAACTGTATGGTGTGGTACTTCAGTATTCCAAAGAATAATAAACGGTTTAACTACTCAAAACCTATTCCACTTCGACCCTACAACAGTAGCAAAAAGAGGAGGTTTTTATGAAGTCCCATTACCAGGATATCCAAATATTAAAATAATTGGAACTTATGGTTTAAGATCTTCAGAAAGAGTAATAATCGGACCAGCATCTTCAATGGTAGTAGGAACAGATTTAACTTCTGATACTACAAACTTCCAGATGTGGTATGATATCAACGAAGATACGCTAAAATATAGATTAAGAAACAAGCTTGGAACACAAGTGACTTTCCCAGATCACTTCGTATCTAACGACCAAGCGTAAATAGAAGCATTGTTTAACTAAAAAACATAACATTATGGCATGTAATTTATCAAGTGGATTTTCATTAGGTTGCCGCGATAACGTTGGAGGTATAAAGAACGTATATATACTATCTGGTTCAGTAACTTCAGTAACAGCAGCTTCGGGTGCTATTTCTGATATTGACGGAACAGGTACTTTTTATAAGTTTGAACTTCCAAGAAACGTCGGTGACTTCACAGAAACTCCAACTCCAAGTTTAGAAAACGGTACTGTATTTTACAGTCAGGTAACTAACATAGCGATGCATAAGTTACAAGCTTCTATTAGAAACCAAGTAAAGGTACTCCTTCAACAACCGGACATAAAGCTTGTCGTTGAGACAAACAATGGGACGGATGATAACGTTGGACAATTCTTTTACGTAGGTAGATATAGAGGAAGCACTGTAACAGGTGGAACTGGTGGAACCGGTACGGCATTAGGAGACGCAAATCAATATGCGTTAACTTTTGAAGCACAAGAACCTTTCCCGGCAGAAGAGATTACCACTTCCGGTAATTTAACTGACGCATTGACTACTATAACAGTTAGCTAAACTTTATTAGAAAAAGAAACGGGGTTGGTTGTGAGATCAATCCCTTTTTTTTATATTTAATTGTATGATAAACCTATATACAAACTTAAATACTGGTAGTATAGCGATTTGGCCTGTAACAGGAAGTGTTACTGGTTCAACGTTTTCTATGGAATTGACACACGATATGGACCTGGCTTCATCATCGTTTTCTTTGTCTTTAACCAATACACCAAACAATTTAAGTAAGTATTATGAGTTTACATATACAGGATCAGCTATTCCAACGGCAAGTGGACAGTATACTTATAACCTAAGAGACAACCAAGGAAGTGGACAACTAAAATGGTCTGAAGCAAACCAATTTTTTAGTACCATTCAAAGTATATGGAGTAACGTAGAACAATCTACAGGACTTCCAAGAAATATAGATACTGGTAGAGCATTTGTATTTGGTACAAACGATCCAACATTTACAAATTATGTTACTTCGAACGAAAACGGAGCATATACAACATATAACTCATAACATGGAAAAAAAATTTACATTCAAAAAACTTAATAACTCTTCACTTAGAGAGTTCAACCATCACGAATACAAAAAAGATAAAGACCAGAAGTATGTAAAGAACGGTAACGATAATATGTTTCCTCAGCACTTAATTGAGATGTATAACAAAAGTTCTGTTAATGCTTCTTGTATTAATGCTGTAGTAGAAGGTGTTATTGGTGAGGGACTAACAGCAAATGAAGAAATATACCTTAAAAGAGCAAACAGTCATGGTGATTCTTGGAATGACCTATTTGCTAAATGTGCTCTTGACTTTAAGCTACACGGGAGTTTTGCTCTTGAGATAGTTTATAGTAATGACAGATCCAGGCTTGAGGCTTATCATATGGACTTTAGTACTTTAAGAGCTAAAGAAAAGAATAAGTACGGCCACATCCCAGGATACTTTATCTCGGACAAGTGGGACAAAATGAATAGATTTTCAGGGACAGTATACAAAAATGAAGACGACATAGATTACCTTCCTGTATACAACCCAGAAAAGAAACAAGAAGAGGCCCACCAAATTTATGTTCACAGAGATTATAGACCTGGGCAAACATACTATCCATTACCTGATTATGTAGCAGCTCTTAGAATTATAGAGTTAGATACATCAATCGATGACTTTCACGTTAATAATATAAAGAATGGTTTAACTCCTTCTTTATCTATTACAACTTTCACAAATGGAAGCGATGAACAGTTAAGAGAGATAGAACAGCAACTACAACTCAACTACGCAGGTACTAATAATGCTGGTTCGTTAGTTTATATGGATGTACCGGAGAAAGAAATGGCACCAGTCATTACTCCAATTCCATCTAACCAAACAGATACTTATTATACTACTATTAATGATTTAGTAATGCAAAAAATACTTACAGCACACAGGATTACAAGTCCAATGCTTTTAGGTATAAAAGAAGCAGGACAATTAGGTGGTAGAGCAGAGTTATTAGATGCTCATTTATTATTCTTAAACCTGGTAATTTTACCTTACCAACAAGAGATGTTAAAATGCTTTGAAATGATTATGTCATTTAACAATCCGGACATTGTTCTTGGAATTAACCAAACAAGGTTACTTGAAGAAGGAGAACAAGACCAGGAAGTAGTAGTAAGTAACGAAATAAACGATGAAGAAGAGTCACAAGTAGATAATACTCCAAGTGAACCTTTATTAGCCTAAACCTATTTAATAGTATGACAACCACATTTTTAATATCAGAAGCAAAAGTAAGAAGCTTCACAAGTCTTAACAACGCAGTAGATAGTGAACTAATAAAAAACAATATTAGAACAGCACAAGACTACTGGTTACAGAATATAATTGGAACCGTATTATATCAAAAACTACTATCAGATGTTGATTCAAGTAGTTTAACAGGTAACTATAAAGAACTTGTTGATGATTATATACAGGACTACTTATTATACACTGTATACTACGAGACTTTAGAAGATATTTACCTTAGACCACGCAATAACGGCTTATTAATCCCAAATGGTGGTGAAAACTCAGACCCAGCAGCAAGAGATCTATATGATATGAAGAGACAGTCCATAAGAAATAAAATGGACTATTACGGTCAAAGACTAACAGAATACATTTTAGAAGAAGATACTTTATTCCCAGAATTACAACAAGATACAAAACTTTACCAACAGATACCTGATTATAGTAACAAATACAAGAGTCCTTTTGTTATGAGAGGAGGTTACTTTTTAGATTTTGCTCGTTACTATGGAATAAGAACATTCGATAGACGATATAAACAATACCCTCAATAATGGCAGCAGATTTTAACTTAACCAATCAATACATATCACAAAGTTTTGACAACTTAGTTCAAAACTCTGGAAGTATACCAGTAGACGGTTTAGGTAACCAAATA